GTCCTAACGTATAACTGAACATCTGTCGTATCAAATGCTGTCTGATCGCCATCAAACAATCCCTCTCGATTATCAAAGAGTCCAGATGCTTCATCAAATAGACTGATATATTCTTTGCGCCCAGTAGTCAGGTCAGCGATGACTCGACTTGTATATTTTTCGGAGAGGTCAATGATATTTGCGAAATCATAAGTACCGGATGAAACCACTGTACCGCCACCGCCATCAAAGTTTCCTGCAAAGTCATCGAAATCACCTGTCGCACTATCAAATAACAGTGATGTACTCAAGACCAATGAGTTGTCAACGACAGCCACGTTGTTTGTTACGCCAGAGAAAGACGGATTTTCCGTATCAGTCTCAACAACATTCAAGTTATCGAAAGCAATCATGTCAGTTGTGACCACGATGCTTGTCGGGTTTGCTGATGGAATACCTAGTTTGTCGATTGCACGAACAAAATATGTCCCTGCTCTAGCCTCTGTGGTTAATGAGTTTGCGGGTCTAGCAACTTTCTCAACGATATTGTTTGCGTTTTGATAAGAAGCACCGGTAGTGACATTCTGGTATCTGACTAGGTAGTGAGATAAATCAAGATCATCAACAGGTGACCAGTTGAGCATCACTTGTCCATTGATGACATTGGCAGAAAGTGTTGTTACATCAGCAGGAGGTGCAATTTTACCTACAACCTGATGTTGCGCTGTTGCATAATCAGAGCGAACACCCATCGTTGTGATCTGTCTTGCACGAACATCATAAGTTGCGCCATCAACTGCATCGAGTAATTCAAAGCGTGTTCCTGATGCCTGGCCCATATTGATAAACTCATCATCAGTAGTCAGTTTGGCTTCCACTTCGTAGCGATCAAAGAACGTAGAATCACCAGAGACATTAACGACTAATTTCGTAACAACCTTCTGAGCAATGATCGTCAATTCATCAGATACCGACAAACCAACAACAGGAACATCGAACGGACTAGGTAAAGTTGTATTTTCTGCTAGATCAAGCACAGTTTCTTCACCGTCAGCCCAATCGTAAACGCCAGATGCAGTTTCCCTGATTGACAAGTTGACTGTCGGATTCAGCGAACCCATATCGGCATCCCATGCCAATACTTCAAACTCTTTCTGTTCCCATCCGTACCGCTCTAGCGTCAACTGGACAGTATCGCCAACCTGAATCTGAAACGCCTTCAAATTACATGACAGATTCACAACGATCTGCTGTCTTGCTTTCTCTAACTGAATCTTAGCTAGCCGCTGACAAGTAGCGTTAGATGTGACGAATTGGAAGTCCACGTTCTGATAGATCGTTTCGCCATCTTCCGTTGCGTACAGTTCATTGGTAATAGGAATGTAAGATTGAGACTGGTAAAGACTTGTTGGCTCTGAGTAAACACCTTTGATCGCGTTGAAGGTGTCTCTGCGTGAATCAGATGTACTGACATTGATTGAGCTAACTAAATCATCTTCAGTCAACTCAACCGTAGATGCGCGATATTCCCCAACTACTAACTTCCATTGCCCACCTTGATACACAAGCGATCCAGAGCAAGCCATTAGCATCTTTTGCAAGATATTCTGTGGTGCTTCACCGGAGCCGAACGCACCATTGACCGTGTAACGCTTCTCTGTGCTTGCATCAGCTAATGTCACAGTCTCATCGCAGACAGTTTCAGCAGCACTAAAAGATGATGTATCAATCTCTGACGCATCCGCGCCTAAACCGTACTCAGTATCGAGAATATATGTCTTAATCGCTGTGGCAGCGTTTGATGTCGAATTCTTGCCTATAAGTTCGCAAGTGAAATTAGGTACGCCTTGAGCAAATACATCTTGGCTGTATGTCAGTTTGACGGCCATGCAAGCAATACCTTTGAACGTCTTATCCGCGCCTGATGTGCCAGACAATAGATTAAACGTAGTGCCTGTGTCAGAGCCGTTGCTAACCTCTACTGATAAGTATCCAGGCTTACCATTGTATTCAAGATCGTATTGCGTATTGAAATCAGGATCAGTCTTGATGACTGTATCGTTGGCATAAATCTTAGACACATCTTCAATCTGGTGACCCGCTAGCGTCACGATCATGTACAGGTCTTTATTACCGTTGGTCAGTTCCATGAATACGATGTTTCCACCGACTCGTGTCTTACCATAGATGATTCGTGCATTTTCAGCAGGTTTACGGGTTGTGACTAACTGCCCAGAGATAGATGCTCCGGCATCAGGGATTTCAGGCTGGTCAGCAAGCAACATATTGACAGCAGAACCAACAGCACTAATTGCTGCCGCAGTGATTGCCATTGAAGCCGCAGAAGCAGTCAGTGTCGCACCCATTGCTCCTGCCGCTAATCCGCCTGTATAGACAACAGCCGCAGTAATCGCGGCTACTTTGACAATGCTGGTGACGCTTTTAAATAAGCCCATTATTTACCCCAATCTAACTGTCGATCTGCGAGCAATGCGACTTGCGCCAAAGAATCATCATTAGGATACCGTGACTTCTGTTCAGCATCAGTCAGTTTGCGTGTTCGTGGCCTATTCAGGTCAATCAATCGACTTTCTGCATTGATTGCTAGATTCACTTTTTCGCCATCTTCCTGAATGTTGATAGTGTCCATTCTACCATCAAAGGTCTTATATAAAGATGAGACAGGAACATTGTCAGCATCTAGTGCGCCAACATAAATGCTTAAAGGACGGAGCTTATAATTCTCATTGAGGATTGCTGATAAAACAGGCGTATCGAGGCCAGATAAAGTGACTGTGATCCCGTTAGCGACTAAATCAGCAACCTCAGTTGCTTCTGAGATACCTAAGACCTGACTAATCCCTATCCAACTCTTACCATCTACGCTTAAATCACCGTAGCCTGTCCAGAAGCGCAAGATGCCGTCAGAAAACTCTATTTCTACTGCTTGAAATGGCTTGAGTTCAGTTGCCCCAAACTCAGTTGCTAATGCGGCAGGTAAAGTGCGACTCATTACAAGGCTTCTCTAGCACCAAATGTCACACCGTATATCGATGCTTCATTCACATTTATTTCTGTCACGTTAGTTGATAACCGGAATATGCTCTTACAGTTCGACACAGTGATTGTTGCGTCATCAGCAGGTGAAGACCTTAGATTCGGCCAAATGTCGAATGTAGCGTTTCCTGATGCGTCTGAGTCCACATCATCGAGGACTTTATACAAGCGTGAGGTAGAACCCGATCCCAACTGAATATAATCACCTGCTTTGAGGATGCCTGTGGTATCAGCAGTCCATCCGTCAGTGATTAGTTCGTAGCCTGTTTGCGATGCGCCATTAACAGCGGGACTGCCAGTAGCCACTCCGCGGGCAGTATTTGCGGAAGGATCGCCAAGTAAGAAAGTTCCATAAGCACCATTCAACTTCATCAAGAATGTAATCCAGTATTCAGCATCAGCGCGTTTCATGGCAGGCAAAGAGATGTCTGCTTCCCAGAATTGTCCAGTGTACTTGTACACCTGTTGTGCCGCAGAGAAAGGCGACATATTCATACCAACAATGTCGTTTGCTCTGAGATTTACTGATTGGATGCCCGTATGAGTCGGCAGGTCTAAAGGATATGTGATCGCCATTATGACATCGCCCTAGCAAATGAACCGCCACGCTGTTTCGCATCTACGATAGCTGCTTTGGTTGCGTTAGTAATCATCGGTAACATTGATTGTATTTCAGTGCGTACTGTCTGTGATACCCCTGTTGAGATATTCAGTGTGACGTTGATTGGTGATCCGCCCATGCCTTGACCTTTGGTATGGTCTACGACTGTCTCATTCGGGTGCAAGATTGCAGGGAATCCACCTTTGCCATCAACACCGCCAGACCGTGATCCGATACCTGTGAATCCTCCGCCATCAAATGAACCTTCAGTTGCTGTCAAACCAGTTGTACTTGGAACTGCTTGCGCCTGAAAAAACCCGCCAATTACGTTTGATAAAGGTTGTGTAATCTGTGCGCGAATTTGCATTCTGATTAAATCAGAAATAATTGCGTTAGCCATATCTGCAAATGCTTCTTTAGCACTTTTCGTTCCCATCTTGAAGTCAACCAATGCATCTTCAAGACCTTTGATACCATTGACTGCAACGTCTTCTAACTTAATCAAAGTGACCTCAAATTTCTTCTTCAGGTCATCTAAATCTTTGGTTGTGTTTTTTATCCCAGTTTGCAGTGAACTCAAACTAGTATTGATATTCTTTTCCCCTGTATCAACATAAACAGTCATGTCTGTTAGGGTTTTTTTCGTTTGTTCGTCTAATAACTTCAGCGTAGCAAGTAACGAAACAAGGCCGCCAGTGACAGCACCAATTGCCTGTCCGCGCTTTCCTAAGATGCCGCCAAATTGTGATCCAAGTTTTGCCCCAAACCACACTGCTCCAATAGCCAAGAGCACTTGAGCATTTCGAGTAACAAATTGGAATAGCTCTATTAGAGCTTTGGTGAACGTCTTAACGCCATCAATGACTTGTGGGTCTTTCAACACATTGGTCAAAGTCTTGATCTGCTTTGTTGCTTCGTCAACCAAACCTGTATCAGCAAGAGATACTTTAAGATTGAACCAGGCATCTTGCATCATTGATACCTGACCAATGAATGTCTTGCTTAGTGCCTTTGTTGCGCCAACTGCTGTTGTAGTTCCGCTCTGAAACGCCTCTACGATTTGTTTGCGTGTTTCTTGAGCAGAGTAAGTGACACCTGCCTGAAAGCCTAAGAATTCAGATACGCCACGTTCACGGAACATCTCAGCAGATGCAATCCCTGCTGAAAATGCTCTTTGTAACTGGCTCGCTGCTTCTACAAAAGACAATCCAGAAACAGCCGCCAAATCACCTGTGATCTGAAGAAGACCGTTAAGCTCATCAACACTATCAGCAACAGTTAATAACTGAGCAGACCCTTGTTGAATTTCTTCAAGCGCAAAAGGAACGGTTGACGCAAATTGCGACATAACCTTAAATGCTTTCGCGCCATCTTCTACTGAACCAGTTAAGAACCGTAGTCTAACCTTGAGTGCTTGTACTTGCGCTCCGGTAGCAATAACAGACTTAAGGAATACGCCACTGGCAATGCTGATCCCTGCCAAAGCGACTTTGAGTTTAGTGACTGATGATTTCAAGCCATCAGAGGCAGATTGTGTTTTCTGGAAAACTTTTGAGGCTTCATCTTTGGCTATGATGCGGATTTTGATTTCGTCAGGCGTTGCCATTTTGATTCCTCATCTGAAAGTACGCGATCCATCCGTTAAATTCTTCATGACTAAGTTGCTCTATTTCCGCGACTGTTTTATGCAGTGCTTCACCTAGAGCATACTTTGCCTGTACTTCAGGATCGTTCGTCAGTTTCCCGACATTTCCTCTATCGATGGAGTCTCAGCAATTTGATTGGCGATGCGAGTAATGACAGCAGGATCAACCTTATTCATCAACACTGGCTTATCGCTTAGATCAAAGACCTTTTGCCCATCTTCAGTTAGTGCTTTCATAATCACAAGACGAACGATAAATTCCATATCGTCATCTTTCGCAAACTTTGCAAGTGTCTTGCGATCAGAAAGTGTGAATGGCTCTGAAAATAATATCGTAGGATTCCCATCCTCATCAGGCCATTCGGGTACTTCAAGCCTTTTAACATCCTGTGACTCAAAGTGTGCTTTTGCTCGATCCAAAATACTCATAATGTTCTCCGTCAAACCCGTGGTTAGTGTCATCGGCAGACAGGCCACGGAACTCCTGCTTTTCGGGTGCTACCCTAGCCGACAACCACGTATTAGACAGTTGAAGTTGTCACTGCGCCATTTGCTGCAAATGAGAATGAAGCCTCTACCATTCCGTCAAACGATGCAGATGCACCTTCTTCAGTAATGATGACTGACGCTGTGTAGTAACTGTCGCCAGAATCAGCACCTTCAGGATAGAGGTTGATTGTTACTTCTGATCCGGCTGTCATTGCGCCTTGTCCAGTAGTATCTGTCTCATCCCAAAAGCATGAAATTGAGCCACTAGCAGAAGTCAGTGAAGGCTTGTATGTGCGAGCAGAGTCACCCATAGTTGTGTCTTCAACTGTGTCGCTTGTGATCGTAATAGACCAATCGCGTACTTCAGCCACAGTGTTTGAGCCGACTTTTACGACTCCTTCAGAACCTTTATGCGTTGCCATCTTCAATTACCTCTGTTGTTTCCGGCTTTTTGGAAGTCGCCTTGGTAGGCTTTTTCTCCGTCCATCCTTTGCGCTTCATTTCTTCCACGCGATCAGGTTGCACAGAAATCGGTTGTTCAGCGTTTTTGTGGTACATCTTCATTAAGTGTTACCTCTGACGAAATTATACATGACTTCGACTGTGACGATAACGCCACCAACAGGCGCAATTGCACCTTCATCTGTTTCAATCGACACAATCTGAGTATTAAGAGCATTTCCACCGCGAGTACGATCAGCGTCCAAGGATTCTTCAATTGTCTCAACCAGATTGTTTCTAGCTGTATCAATCGTTGTTGATTTGACATAGCCAACTAACTCATAGGTAACCACGCATTCTCTGCGAACCGCATCATCACCAATAGTCACATCTTCCCTTGTCTCGCTAGAAGTTTGAATCAAGATTGCAGGAAATTGTGCGTTAGATAGCTCGTTAAAGTCGAACGGTTCTCTGGTAACGTATTTGAGCGTGACAGGTGTTGTTGCAGCCTGAAGTGTCGAAACAATATCAGAAGCCACTGATTCACGAATACTCATTTAGTCAGCCTCTTATAAAAGAATTTTCGTAGAAATTTTTGTTCGCGCTGATTAAATCCAAAGAACGGTCTAATTTGATTATTCCAGTATGCTTTCTTAGCTTCTGTTGCCCTACTGAAACTCAGTTCAGCGGTTAGCTGTGGTTTATCAACTGTTGATTTGA